TGGTGATCGAGACGGTGAGGGTGCCCGACTCGGTGCCGTCGGCGATCCGACCGAACACGGTCACCCGGCGGGGTCCAGTGTCGACCCCGAAGGAGCCATCGGTGCTGGCCCCCGTGGCCAGGAGCGACCAGCCGTTCGGGGTGGTCGGCGTCTCCGATGAGGTGGCGCCACTGGTGACGACACAGGTCAGATAGTCACCCGAGGCGATCGAGGCCGGATAGGTCGGTGCAACGGTGGTCGAGCCACTGGCCGATGTCCCGATGGAGCTGAACGCAACGGTCACGGTTCACCCCCCTCCCGAGGCGGGAAGAAGGGATCAGGCCACAGAGAATGACATAATTCCGGACGCGTTCCACACTACGGTGAAAGTGCCATTGGTGACCGAATTCGTGCCTCCGAAATAGTTGTAGCAGATACCGGCATCGGCGGTTGGGGTGGTGATGGTGTCGTCATAGACCAGACAACCGAACACGTTGGCCAGCGTGCAGGCGGCCCCACTAGCCGTATCCGTGGCGTCATAGGTGACCGTGGTAGTAGCCGTGGTCACATCATGACCGGAGAGCGCCACCCCACCCTGAGCCCACTGGCCAGCCTGAAACTGCTCCTGAGCGGTGGCCCACTGGCCGACGTTGTAGGCGGTATTGGCCAACGTCACGGTGTTGTCCGGCGTGGGCGTGTTGTTGTAGAGGGCGACCTTGGGGGTATCGGTATCGATGTCGAATGCCGTTGTCCGGTCCAGGGCTCCGAGGAGGAATTGAGAGAAGATCTTGGATGCTGACCAGGTCATTCAGGGGTTCCCTTTCAACTTGCGGATGCGGTGGCAACGGGAGCGAACACGGTGCAGTCATAGGACCCGTCCCGCCGCTCGGTGATCACGGACTGGATGGCCTTGCCCCGGGCGTCAACCAGGACCCCCCGCTCCTGACCGATCATGTCGCCCCGCTCGACGGCCACGTGACGCACGTCGCCCGAGCGGATGCCCCCGTTGTGGAGCACCTGCACGAGCGGCACCTCAAGGCCGGACATCTCCGGACATCGGTGCATCGGGGTGAGGATCCCGCCCCGGGTGGTGCGGGCCTGATGGGCGCACGATGGGCACTCCCACCACCGTTCGACCATGAGCGGTACGGCTCTACGACTGCGCATTCCGGTTACCTCACAGGGGTTTCGATGGTGGCGTGGCCACGGCGGTACTTGGGGGCCCGCAGGACCGCCCGGTCGGCCTCGGTGACCCGGACCCCGGAACCCATGGCCCCCATCTGCTGGCTCATCTGGTAGCCGTACTGGCCGATGTTCTCGCCCGTCAGGCCCTCAGCCATCGACGGGCTGGTCAACACCCGGTTCACCATGTTGCACACCACGGCGGTCACATCGGCCGGGATCTCCGCCCCCCAGGCATGGGAGTAGGTCACCCGGTAGGTGCCCACCTCCCCGTAGTCCTGCCACCACCCTTCGGGCAGGTTGACCACCCAGGCCAGTGCGTCGGACCCGAGCACGATCTGGTCGATGCCGTCGAAGGTCCAAGAGCCAGCGGGGAGCGTCAAGTTGGGGAGGGCCGGAGAGCCGATGGCTTCCACCTTCGTGATGGCGGTAACCGGGCCGGAGGGGAGCGTAAGGCGGTCGGCGTGCAGCTGGAGCACCACCACGTCGTCGTCGGCTTCCTCCAGCCAGGGGGCCTCGGAGCGGGCCAGGGCGGAAGCGTCGGCGATCAGGGCGGCCACCCGCTGCTGCTGGAGCGGGTTGAGGGGGCCGATACGGGCAACGATGTCGGCCTCGGTGATCAGGTCAGCCATGGAGCGCCACCTTTGGCTTGAGCCGGACCAGGAGCCCACCCATGCGCTCGGACACCTCATCCAGCTCCGGTCGGGCCCAGAAGTCGTCGGGGACCCAGTGGCTCACGTGGTGCTCGGTGGGCACCTCGTGGGGTTGGGCGAAGAAGGTGGACGGGGTGCAGATCACGACCCAGCCCGGGATGCGGTCCAGGAGGGCGTTGGCCCGGCCCTTGTCGATGTGCTCGATCACATCACCCATGAACACGCAGTCGTAGACGGCCAGCACCTCGTCAGGGAGGTCGCACACATCACCCCGATGGACCGTGCCGTAGATGCCTTCCAAGCCGAAGGCGTCGATGTAGGGCTCCCACATCTCGACGGCATCCACCCGCTCCACGGCGGAGTACTCCTTGAGCAGCACCCCGTACTTGCCGTGTCCGGGGCCGACGTCGAGCACGGTGCGGGCCCCGGTGCGTTCCACCAGCCAGCACAGGTCGGCGGCCAGATGCAGGTTGGAGGTCGGCATCAGACGTACTCCGAGAGGTCACGGCGACGGAAGCCACCGGTCTGCACGCAGTGCTCAGCGGCCCCCACCCAGGTCTCTAGGTCGGCCTGCCCTTGCCGCTCCAGCTCGCCCGCCCGGGTTCGGGCCGCCTTCGAGGCCTTGGCCCACTCGGTCGGCTTCAGAAGCCGGCGCAGGGCGGTGATCCACCCTTCGACATCGTCGTGGGCGACGAAGATGCCGGCCGGACCCAGTTGTTCGACCAGGCCCGGGGTCGGGGTGGCCACCACTGGAATGCCGGAGCACAGCGCCTCCGAAGCCACCCGGCCCCAGCTCTCGTAGCTGGAAGGCACCAGCAGGACACGAGTACGGCCGTAGACCTCGGTCCGCATCTGATCGTGCGGCACGTGGTCGACCACTTCCACATTGGCCAGGTCCTCCAGTTCCTGCTGGTGCCCGTAGGCCCCGGTCACCCCCAGGAAGCCAACCCGGGGGAGCCGCTCGGCCAGGGCCCGGAAGATCTCGCCACCTTTGGTGAGACCATCCCGGGATCCGACGTCGAGACGTCGAAGGTTGACCAGGGTCACCCGGTCCCCTGGTTTGGTGGCGTACTCGGTGGCCATGGCCACCGGGCGCACGATCACGTGCGGGGGCAGCTCGGTCTGGTGCTCAATGCCCCAGTCGATCAGGCTCTCGTCCATCCAAACCGAGTTGGTGACGACCAGATCAGTCCGGCTGTAGGGCAGGACCAGGGCGTCCCGGGTGGGCCCGAAGTCGTTGTGGTGGATGACCACCACTGGGATGTCGTTGAACTGGCCGAACACGGTGGCTCGAGTCGTGTTCATCAGATGGGTGACGATCAGATCGGCGCTCTCCAGGAATGGGGAGGCGTCGGTCCGGTTGTCGACGGCGGGGTGGATGCGGACCCCGTCGAGAACATAGGGCTGGCCCACCTGATGGGAGAGGGAGACGTCCACGGTGTGCCCAGCTCGCACCAGGGACCGCAGCATGGCGTGGACGTGACTCTCCGCCCCGGCGCAGTGCTCGGGGATGTACTGGTGGACCAGCCCTAGAACCCGCATCGCTCAGCTGTAGGTGTAGGTGCCGGCGGCGGACTGGAGCGTGGCCCAGGGGTAGCGGGTGGAACCGTTGACCCGGGTCCGGGGCCGGGCGGTGGCCCAGCCCATGCGCATCACGGCCCGGAGCGCTACCGAGTCCTGCTGCATGAGGTTGAGGACCACGTCCCCGGCGCCATTGCTGATCACGCCTTCGGTGAAGATCCGGAAGCTGATGTCCTGGCGCATCCCGACGATGCTCATCGACCAGTCGCCCCCGATCAGCTGGGCCTCGGTCGCATTCCAGCCTCCGGAGCGGACCTCGTTGAGGGGGAAGCCGTACAGCCCGGCCCCCCGACCGTCCTGCAGGTTGGGCTGGTAGATGGGGAGCTTCTCTGAGCCGGCCGAGCGGAGCGAGGTGAGACGCCACTGGAACCCGGGGCGGGTGGCGAACCCGTTCAGCTGGTAGTCATCGAGGGCCAGCAGCTCGCCCATGTAGGACACGTCGGCGGCGATGTCGCCCCGCTCCCCGAGGTGGACCAGGTTGGCGTAGTTGACGGTGCTCTGGTAGATCGGTGGGCTCCACGTGGCCGGCAGGTTCGTGCCGAACAGGCAGGCGGCGTCGATGAGAGCGCCGAAAGCCTCCACGATCCGGGGTCGCACCTCGTCCCAGATCGGCACCTGGGCGTCGTCCAGGTAGGCCTCGGGGATCGGGACGATGCAGGCGATCTCCTCGGCGGTAAGGATGGTGTTGACCCAGTCCTGGGTGGTGGTCTGCTTCAGGCCGGTATCACCGCTCACGAAGTAGGCCGTGGGGAGCACGTCGAGCACGGGCATGCGCACGGTCTTGCTGCTCATCGTCGCCCGGCGGGAGCGGGCCAGCACGGCCGAAGCGCCGGTCAGCTCCTGGATGATCTGGGCCGAGACCGGGGTGGGCACCAGTGGATCGTTCGAGGCATCCCGACTGATCGAGGTGTTGTACGTCATGGGGGGTTCGCTTTCTTGCTCAGACCCCCATGTCGTGGGGGCGGTCTATCGGCCGGCCATGCGCCGGAGCCAGGCGTTCGGATCATCGGGTGTCGAGCTACCTCGGGCACCCTGCTTCAGGTCGGCCG